AAACATCAGAGCTATAATTTCTATCGATATAGTATTTAGCAGGAATCTGTATGCTTTTTACAATTTGTTCTCGTCTGATGTGCTGTGTTTGTTCTGTTTCTGGCTTATTAATATAGTTGATTATATTGGTAAAAACCTTTTTCTCTCTGTCAACTTTTGAAATTTTTATTTTGCTAATATCTTTTTTCAGAAAAGACATAGCGTAGTCTAAAGCCTCTTGAAAAGATGCGGTATTATCTCCGGGTTTTGTCCACCCATACTTTCTATTAGATATGATACCTCTAATAAAACCTATGATAGATTTTTTAAAAGTCTCTTCGCAGTTGTGTGTTCTGCAAACCCAATTACCTCTGTATCTTTCTCCGTCTGGATAAATATTGATAGCGCTAAAGTTATCGCCATCATGAATGGGACAACTCATATTAATTAATTTTTGATTGATCTTGTACTCTAAATCAAAACTATCCAACAACTCATCTATATTATCACAAAGCTCATCACAAACTATCTTGAGCTTTTCTTGATCAAATGAATGGGATTTCTTGGTCATCGTTGTTTTCATCTACTTCGAATCCTTCGTCATCGCTATTTTTATTGTTAACCAATTCTAGTCGGGTTTTACCTTCAGTAATCTTGGCACACCACCCCTTCATGTGACAGTTGATATAATCATTATCGTCGAGTCCTCCGCCGTGGCGACTTACCAGAGGTAATAATTTTCTATTGCCGTTTTTAGATCCATCCTCTGCTATTTCTTCGTCGGTTTTTCTTTTAAAGATACTGAAATTACTGCAAAGCCATATAATTCTATCTGAGCCACTTGCAGTATCAGTACTTTCTTTGGTTATACCATCTCTATTTAGCTGTACAAATGCTAAGATTGGTATTTGATATCTAACAGCAAAATTATGTAATGCTGTCATCATAAACCCTAGCACTTGGTATTCTTTCATATCTTGACTAATACCAGCACTATCCATAAGTTTTAGGTAGTCATAAACTACTACGCACTGTTTTGCTGTTCCGTCGTCGTTTAATCCAACCTCTTTAACAATCCATCTTCTCATTAAAGCTAATTGTTCTTCAAATGGCTTACCGGCGATTGTTTTATAAAACAGCGGAGTTTCTTTAAGGTCTACGGATGCTTGTTGTAGTTTATTTTTTTGGTCCGGAGAAGATGCGAACTTTCCAGTTTCTATTGTGGATATTTCTGTTTCTGTCATCATAGCCAATACTCTATTGGTATGATCTCTAACATTCATTTCTGTATCCATATTCAGAACAGGTATTTTTAATTTATTAGCAATATAAAAACCAATATTATCAGCTAATAGAGTTTTACCTGTTTTTGGTCTTGCGGCTATAACATTAACCGTTCCTTTTCTAAAACCCCCACCAATAGCGGCATCATATACTGGAAAACCGGTTGGTATACCTATCTGATCTATAGGATTGTCCACAAGGTTTTGTAAATAATCATCGATATCTTTTCCGATGTGAACAGGATTATTATCAGTATCATTAAGCAAAGACGAGAAGTTGAACACTGCATCTTCCGCTATGCCCAAAATCGATGTTATAGATTCACTACCATTAATATCTAATAATTTATCTTGCGCTCCTTCTAATTGTGTTCTTAGAAGTCTTGCTATTTCTAATTTGCGGATTTTACCAGCAAATTTTCTAACATTCTCTAGACTAACCGGAAAATCTGTTACGGCTTTTAAGTGTTGGGCTTCTTCTTTTTTAGATAATAGATGAGATACCCCAAGCTCTTGAGCGGCAGAGTAAATAGACGCAATGTCTATCTTAGGTCTGTGTTCATTTTCACAAACTCTTTTTAAACATTTAAAAATAACAGCATTACTATCAATTGTAAATGTAGATTCTTGAACTATATCTGCTATGTCAAGATATGCTTCTTCGCCATAACTACATATACCAGCTAATACAGCTCTTTCAGAAGCCGGATCACACAATATCATAATATTTTACTCATCACCCCGGAGAGGTCGAACACTTGTTGCACTTATATCTATTAATAGACTCGACAAGACCCGGAGGAACCTGTTCTGTTTTTCCGCATACCCTACATCTCACATCAACAAGTTTGAATTCTCTAGACCTTTGCGTTGGCGGGTATTTACTGAGTTTCTTATCTATCTCTGCATCGCTTTTATGCATAGAAGACTCCCTCATAGATAGGAATTTATTTACAAATTCACCTTTTTTATTTTTGGAGGGACTCAATTTTCTTTTTGATGTTTTGATTGGGGAAACCTCTTCCGCTATTTCTTCCTCTTGGTTTATTTCATTTGATTCATTGTTTTGTGTTTTAGTATTATTATTTTCTACTAATTTTTGCAGAAGTCCGATTAGCTGTTTGAAATCATTTGGGTCAATTTCCATTTTTCACCTTATTTCTTTGAATAGACAATAATATATCCGATAGATTTTTTACACTATTAGATAAATATACCAACCTGTCCGATCTTTGCTTCGCGTATTTCTTTATATTATTCAGAGACATAGCCTTGTCATTGTGTTTAATCGCTTGATAGGCTTTTTCAACGTATCCATATCCTTTATAATTATTGATTTCATCAGCTATTAATTCTTTGATAGTTTCATCTGCCCAATTATATCTTGCCATTTCTCTATTTGCACTTCGTTGTATATGAAAGGAAAACTGACCCAATCTATAAGATATTTGAGCACAATCTTCTGGTCCTAATTTTTCTAGTTCGTCTCTTGACATTATTAAATATGTATTAAGTTCTGATGAGGGTAAAGCATCAGAAACATAAGATGGTAGGCCCATACTATTTTCATATTCATCAAGTATAGAGTCCCAGTAACTAACATCGTCTTTTGCTGATCTACTCATTTTTTAATTTACCCTTCCATTGTTCTATATCTTCATAATGAGGCAACGCTATATATTTAATACCGTTAATTTCGCACCACTCTTCTTTTTCTCTATCCCTTTTTTGAGCTTTTATAAAACTAAACTTATTACTATGATAAAATGGTACAAATTTATAATGTTGTTCGCCATGAGTTTCTATACATAGTTTTTTAAGAGGAAGATAAAAATCTAGATACAGTGTTTCTGATCGTCTGACCGATATAGGAACCTCTTCTAATATTTGTAAAGTTGGAAAAGTTTCGGATAATATCTGCCTAGCATGCAAATGCAAACTAGATTTATTCGCAACCTTCCCTTTTGCAATATATCCAGTTAAATTCCATAATGATGTATTACCATCCAAATCTTTAACTTGCATACTAGTGTTTAATACCCATCGTTTCCTTAATAGATTTTACTAGATCTTCATAGGCTTTTGGATTCTCTAATAAAAATGCTCTGACTTTTTCTGTTCCCTGGAATTTTGGCTTATCTTCTAAGGCTGTTAAGGTATACCAAGCACCACCCTTATGAATTAATCCGATATCAGAAGCTAAACATATAGCCTCCATATATTTATCAATACCTTGTCCATATCTTATATAACTAGTAATCGATGCACCCGGAGGACCAAGTGCCGAACAGACTACTTGCCACTCTATTTCCTGTCCTATTTGATTACTATCAGCATTTAAAAGCCACGCCTTAAAGCTTTTGGCTCTTAGTTTAATATCTGTTTGATAAGCAATAGCTTGACCACTCTTCTCTTTAAATTCTGCACCATATCCTGTTGGGTTTCCCATCAAATGCGTAATACCAATAACGATATTTTTATTAACAGGAATAACATTAGCAACTTTACGACAAAACTTAGCTAGTAATTTTGCCCCGTCAGCACGTTGCATCTTATCCATATCACTAGTAATTTCAGCTTCTGTACACAACGCAGAATATGAGTCTATGATCAAAACTGAGCCGGGAACTTCATTGATAATTTTTTCAGCTATTTGTAAATACTCTTCGGCGTGTAATATTTTTCCCTGTTGACTACCTATTACATGAAATCTTGCTAAGTCTAATCCTGGTATTCCTTCTAAGTCTCGTTTTTTCAATCTACCTTCGATGTTTAGGTAATACACTTCACGGGGAACCTTTAGCGATCCTTGATATTCTGGTTTTTGTGCAGTAGCAGCAAAATCTAAAGATGTTGTTGTTTTTCCACACTTGGGCTGACCTGTAAGAATAACAAAGCTACCTTCTGGAACGCCACCATTTAGTACCATATCTAATGATGGACTAATAGGTATAATCATCAGATTCTTATCTACAACAGAATTACCTGACAGTATAATATCTTCACCAAATGTTTTGATAACATCTTCTTTAATGCTCATCGTCTAATTCCTTTAATTTTGATAGTAAGCTACGTTTTGTATTATTCTGTTCAAAAGTCTTGTTTGGATTTCTGTCCGGATTTATAGTTAACGTCTGATTCTTGGATTCCAATATAAGCTTTTTCTGTTCTATAATAGGAACAAGGTGAGGCGCTCGTAACGAATAGATTTTTCTAGCTTCATCACTATTCAGTGCTGCAACTATAGATTCAGCATCGTATTGAGTTAATAACTTGTTTGCCGATGCTATCTGATTTCTGTAATATGCAGCCCACTTCTTGCTGACCCAAAATCTATAATGTAAATCCTCTTTATCTCTTTTAGCTTTATTTTCACAGATGATTTCTGTTATATATTGAGCAGCAGAGACCTCTTTCCCGTTAGAATACTTTGATGGATATTTTTTAGCCATGTGGTCTAAAGATAGCTTCACTATGTTTTGCTTGTGGTTGCATATTTTTTAGTGTTTCATCATTTCTCTGTGATGCTGCTTCCGTCATTACAGAAACAGATTTTGTTCGTTTAACTGCGGTTTCGTTAATCATTAAGTTTTGTTCTCCTGCTTTTACAGAGCTGGATCCATTCTTAATTTTATTGTTGTTATCTATGTTTTCGCCTTTTTCCAAAATAGATCTTACTTTTTCCTCTTCGATTTTTAATTCTTTGGATATAAAGGCAACATCATATCCCTTTAAAGCTAACCATTGAACAGCGTATGTTTCTATTTTTGATGATCTTGCCATTATTCGTCCTCCCTTTGAGCATTGTTGAGCCATGCTTTATTTTTTGTTTTTAGAAAAGTTGTATACATATCGAATACTTTGGGACTAACATTCTTGAATCTATTCTCGTCTCTAACGGTATTGTCGAGAAAGCTTTTTGTTTTGTCAACGCCCATCTGAGACATCGGATCATATAGCTTATTGCTAAGAGATAATCTGATGCTATATCTTATTGTACCATTATCCCTGATAGTTTTTTTAGCATAAACTTTTTCACTATCATAATTTAGTCGTGGTAGTTGATCGTCATCAAAAAAATCTTCATCCCCAGTTATAGTGTATAGATCAATAGAACTATTAGCATCAGGTTTTTTAGTTTTAGATAATATAAACTCAAATTCTTCTCCCATTTATCTCTCCTTCTTTCTTTTTTGTTTTATGTGTCCAGAATCTGTCCATATTGGCTTCGGTGGTTTCTTAACGCGAGACATTCCTTTAGGTAGATTTTTATAGTTTGTAGTATCTTCTTTATAGGAATTATGCCTATGATATAATTCTGTTTTTTGGTCTTGGCTCATCTTTTCAGAATTTCTTAATGCTAAATCTCCCAAAGTTTTTAATTCGCTATCAGATTTTTTAACAGAAGCATTTTGTGTTAATACATCGTCCACGTATCGTCTTACAGTTTTTGAGCATTGACACTGTGGACATCTTGGATTTTCTACATAGTCCTTAATATAAAAGAACAATTCGAAATAGCTAGAACACTTTTCGCAAGAATAAGAATATGTTGGCATTATATAATATACGATTCTGGTAAATAAATGTTCCACTCGCTTGGTATTTCTGTTCTTATTTTACGCAGAAACTGACTTATTGGCAAGTATTTATTACACTTAACGGGAATTATTGGTAAATTCTTAAGTGGCATATTTGCTTGCTTTGGTGTTCTATTGCCCTTCTTTTTATTGCAGTCTCTACAAGCTGTTACTATGTTTGTCCAATTAGTAGATCCTGATCTGGCTTCAGTATTCCAGCAAGACTTAGGAATTACATGATCATATGTTAATTCTGATTCTATAAACTTATATCCACAATATTGACATGTATAATCATCCCGTAAAAAAATATTTTTTCTAGAGAATGTTATTTTATGAGTATTAACTTTAAAATATCTACAAGTTTTAGCTACAGCGGGTATCGGAAATTTCCTATCATTGACACCCCTGATATAGTCATTCTTATAAAAGTCTATAATCTCTATGGCATATCTAGAGTCAAGACCATACTTCATGCTCCATATCATAGCCTTTTTCCACCCCATAATACTTAGTGGAGAATAATCGGCGTTGAGCAATAGGCATCTACTATGTACTGAATCCATTGGCTTCGTAATTATCTAATCTTGATATTATTTTACCTATAATTGGATGTCTAACAATATCAGAAGTATCTAGTATGGAAATTCCAATTCCGTCAACGCCCTCTAGGGCTCTCATCATGGTTTGGAATCCACCCTGTAAATGTCTTGATAGGTCAGACTGCGAAACATCTCCCGTCAATACCATTTTACTGTTGTTGCCTATGCGAGTCAAGAGCATTTTTAGTTGATCGTATGATGCGTTTTGGCACTCATCGGCAACTATAAAACAGTTATGAAAATTTCTTCCTCTCATAAATCCTAGCGGAACAATTTCTATTTTATTATTTAGTTTAAGACTAGCATTTTGTGCAGGACTAACGAAGTGATTAATTTCGTCTTCTATTGGTAGAAGATAAGGAAATAATTTTTCTTCATACTTTCCTGGTAGATATCCGATCTTCTCTCCAGCCTCTACGACCGGTCTTGTTATGATAATTTTTTTAACTTTTTCATCTAATAAATGCTCTAACGCCAAACCAACAGCGCAGTGTGTTTTACCACTACCGGCTGCTCCCTGACAAAAGGTGATAGAATTTTCGCATATCGCTCTGATATAATCTTTTTGATGTTCACTACGTGGTTTTAATCTGTTTCTATATGCTTCACCAATTTTATTAGTACCTAAATCAACATTAGTTATGTCGATTGGTTTCTTCTTTTTTGAATTTTTATTGTTTTTTCTCAATGTATTACCTCGCTTGTAGTGTGATTATACCTGAATATAAATACACCCTACTAAGCTTTAATTGTAATTTATAATAAACAGGCGCCACCAGCGCAACTAATCTCTTCTATGCCAGCCGTGTTATCTTCCTCTTCCTTAAGTTGGGTATAATCAACCTTTTTAAAGCTATTATAAAGATCACAATATATTTTCCAGTTATAGACATCCTTCATACAATAGGTTAATCTTTTAACATCTCCGTTAAAGTATTTTCCAGCAAAGTTTTTCATCTTGGTAACAAAAACCTTTTTTTCTTCTGAATCATCTTTTTGAGCTTGATTCATTGTTACATAATCGCAAGCTGACCACAGATTATTATTAAAAGCATTTAATGCTAATTCTATTAATCCAGAACACCACAATGCAGCATCGCCATATTCTTTAACAATTTCTCTACTAGTATAAACCGTTGTAAATGGAGCTTGAGGATAATCTTTATCTCCGCTTTGAGGTATCAAACTAATACCAGCAAAGTATTTGCGATTATCGTATATGTATTTTGTAACCTCGTCCCACTCGTCCGGTTTTACAGTTACCGTATTACTAACATTATGACTCAGATAGTCTTGTGTGCATAGTGATCTATTTTTACCAGCGTACACCCAATTTTTTTGAGTATCTTTGACAATACTTAACATTTCGGTTGCTGGTAATTGATTCTTAAGTTTTGCTCCATCCGGAACTTCTATTGGAAATTTAATTACCTCATCGGTATTATTTGCTGACCAACTGGATTTTTCGCAGGCTTGCGGGTTATAATTTTTAAAGTGTTGGTACGGAGCCTCTAAAACATTAGCCTGTACGTGCCTTATATATCGCTTGGCGTGATGTGGGTGAATACCAGAACTTGTTCCTAACATACTCGACGAGGTTCCTTCTGGTTTTAAACAAGTGACTCTTGCGGCTTGATTTATTCCTATCTTTTTTGACATTTCTTTATTTGTTTCGACCGCTATCTTAGCACCAGCTTTTAATACTTTTTCTGATAATACAAGATCATGTTTTTCCATTATGCCCGTTAGAGAAACCCCAAGAAGAGATTCTCTTTGAAATATTTTACAACTAATTTCGCCAAGATAATCTAGTTTGGTAAAACCAGCTTGTAGTGTTCCTATTATAGCTGCGGCTTTGCATCTTTCATAAAAATCATCTTCATCCTCTATTGACGAGCAATTGATAGTAGAAAGATTGCATCCTTGCCAACCACTTTTTCCGGTTTCTTCATCGACAGGCCACATTCCAACTTCAACACATGGATTAAATGTCATCTCTGTTGAATCGCTCCAGATGAATCCTGGCTCGCCAAATTCTTTAACACTTTCCATTAGTGTTTGAAACTCTTCGAATGTGGTGCCGTCTTTTAATAAAAGTGCTGAGTTATTACTTCGTGCTCTTTGTGGGTTATCCATAAACCAGTTACCGGTCTTAGCTTTCGCCATTTCTTCATCATCATGGCTAAATAAAGCTAAACTAGCTGATCGCCTCACTCCGCCACTCAATACAGCATCACTACTATGCATAACAATATCATAAGCATCTATTGGTCTTAGCTTAGACTGTCCACTGGCGACACAACGATCTAGTAGCGCTCTTATTTTTTCTAGACCATTTGCTAATGGTTCGTACCCAGGAGCCTTACCGACTCCGGAACTTAGATCAGAACCTTTTGGTCTAATGTTACTATAATCAAACACAACATATGTATTCTTATACTGTTTAAATTCTTCGATAGGCTTACTAAAATAACTACTTAATAGAACACCCAAAGCATTTGCCCAGCCTTCGATGCTATCTTCCACAACATATTTGCTTCCTTCGCCCTCAACCGGCTTATGCTCTAGTGTGGGTAATTTTGCAACATGGTGTTTTTGTACACTAAATCCAGTTCCGCTTCCGCACAGCAACAGCCAAAAACATTCTTGGAAAAAGCGCAATCTATCACAATACGAACTTGTACAGTTATATATCTTTGCGTGTCGCTTTAGAATAGGCTCTCCGCCGAATTGTAGTCCTCGTTGACTTCCTAGAACTTTTTTCTTATACATCATGTCGTATGCCCAATTAATATCTTCCGAGATATTCTTATCAGCATACATAGTAAGCATCATGTTTTTTACACGTTCAACAGCTTCTTTCCAGGTTTCTCTGCGGTTCTTGTCTTCTATCCAACGGGCGTACTTACTAACAAATGTATAATTTTGCAACTCTTGAAGTGCCGACATTTTATCTCCTATTTAAGATGGATATTACGCCCAATACCATAATTGTCTGAAAATATTGTTCAATAATTTTTTCATCGCTGTTATTACAGATATGGTATACGTAACAGATTAAGAATATATAAAATAATATTTGACTCAACTTCATAATACACCGCATAAATGTTTCAGCCAAGAAAGATCCGGCTTTATTTTTTGAATTTCTATTCCGCTCATTTTTACAAATGTATCAAAAATTTCTTGAGCTTGTTGATCAAATTTGTGTGTTCCATGATTGTCTGACATTACAACTTTTGTAACACCTTCTTGCCATAAAGCCATGATACAATCATTGCAACATTGACCTGTTACATATGCTATTCCGTTATCTGGCCTAACAACGCAATTTGCTAATGCGTTTCTTTCGGCGTGTACCATCCAAGCATATTTTTCTGGTCGCGTTGTTGGCAATAATTTATCATCCAAGCCTCTTGCAAATCCATTATATCCGACGCTTAGAATACGATGATTTCTATCAGTAATCACACAGCCATGTTGCGTATGTATATCATGACTACGTTGAGAAACAACTTTAGCCATCCCTAGAAAATAATCTGTCCACGTCGGTCTGCTCATAATGGGTATTATAACCCAGTTTTTCTTGCAGTCAACTAGCATTTGTAAAAAGTTTTTCTGCCTTCTATATCAGAAAAGCTTTCCATCTGTCTTCCACACTTTGGCGCAAACACGAACCATTTGTTATTATTGGTCTGTAATTTTTTCCAATATTGATCAATGCAGTGCTTACCTTGATCTCTTTTGTCTGACATCAACAAACCGAAGCCCTCTGTATAATTTTCTAAAAGAGTATTCGAAAAGTTCCTATTAACCATGTATCCAGATGTTGTTTGTGCATCGTTGCATATTTTTAAAAAATCATTGTAATCTTGGTATTTTTTTATATTTCCAGACAACATTACAATATTCCAATCAATATGGCTTTCTTCCAACTTGTGCAATAATTCGTTGTATTTGATTTTAGATACAGTAAATTCAAAATCGTCTTCTAGAATGATGCATCGCGGTTCTTGCGAAACAATGAATGTTTGTAAAGCAAGAATGTGGGACTGTGTGCATCCGGCGTGTCCGTAATCGTTCTTAATTGCTGGTATTCTTTCGTAGTTAGTAATACCAAACTTTTCAAACTGATTTATTATATGTTGATTTCTGTCTTGTCTTGAGTCTAGATTTATATAATAGTATCTAATACTATTCATTTAGTAGTTAGTTTATTGTATAGCACCAATGACAATACAGCGCCAGCAACGCCCATTATAATCCCAGCAGGAGAAACAGCTTCATATGTTCCTAGCATGTATAATACTGCTCCGCCCATATACGATCCGGCGACACCGAGCGCTATTGTTTTAACAAAACCGAAATTTTCTTCGCCCGGAACTAGTGTTTTAGCAATACTACCAACGAATAGACCATAAACACACCATACTAATATATTAAACATTTGCTGCCTCCATTAAAGTTATTACTTCATCTTCCGTGACAACCTCTCCTGTTTCTAAAATCGCATTCATTATGTCGTTACCATATATTTTGTAATTTTCCGATGACAACTCTTTGCGAATAGCTTTTTTAATAGCCATTCTAGTTAGCCAAGATCTTTTTTTGACCTTCTCTTTTATTTCTAGTCCAAAAAGTTGACACCTTTCTTGTTGATTAAATAATTTTATCTTAGATTTATTACACTCTTGTATAACTCTAATCAGAGTCAAAATAATACTAATAATCATTAGTACAGTTATGACAAATGTAAAATTACCATCTGTTTCTTTGTGTTTTATATTACCGATAACCTTTTGTGCGATCTCTTGTAATTTAGCATCATCTGAATTCATTTTTCACCTACGACGAATGATTGTTCTATGTTGGGTACTATTATTTGTTGTTTCTGGTTTCTCAGCAGTAGCCGATCCGTTATCGTCTTCGCAATATCCACATTTAACTTTTTCTATTCCATCACCACTAATATACCATCCCTTACCTTTACAAACTGGGCAATCTTTTCTTTTGTATTTTTTTGTACTCTCTACATTTTTGGCTTTTATAATCCCTCCAGCAAGACTAACGGCCGCTAGAGAATCATTTGCTATAGCTAATCCTCCACTTAAGAAAATACTAACAATTAGTACAATAACAAAATTAATTTTCATTTTTTCTCCATCTTATGATTCTTCTTGGTTTATCTGAGCCCTTGTTCGGTTGGGCAAATAATTTTATAATAGCAATAATAAAGTCTAGAATCATCGATACTGTTTTATGAAGAGCAATTCTGTCTATTAGCTTCATTGTGTATTCCTCGTGACAACTATTAATACACCATTATGCTTCAAACTTGGTGCTGTCCAAAAGTAGGTTATTTTCTTTATCGTATACCTCTATTTTTTTAAATTCTGGCATACTTTCTAGTCTCTCTACAATTCCTCTAGGATAAGCCTCCTTATTAATTTTATCCATAATTGGTTGTATAAAGTCTTCTATAAGATTATATGGTAAGTCAGTATTATTAATACAATATATCTTAACAATAAAATTATCTAAATCAATAGTATGAAATAGCATTATATCAGTATTCATAGATAATCATCAAATCCGTATGAGGGTAATTTTTGAACAGGGAATCCGTCGAATTCGCTAAAAGCATAAGCGCCATTTTGTTTAATCATGGCTTCTGCAACATCGGAGTGAATTAGGAACGAACCATCGGGAATAGGACCCCATTCTGGATGACCACCATCATTCCATTTGCCCCAACTGTTTTGGACTAAAAATGCTAGATCACCTTGAGTATCATCACAAGCTATCCATGCCATAGCATGAGCCCAACTACCACTCTGTTTAGCAAAACCCTTGCTATCTCTTTTATTACTAAATCCATAACCAGAACAGACAGCTAATCCATAACCATTAGCTAAAGCGTCTCTGGCTTCTTCTATAGTTTTTATCAAACTAGTTGTTTTAATCTGATGGTCATTAGCTAAATCAATAACAGGATCGGGTAATCCTCTCGATCCCCATCCGGCACCGAGGTTACCGTTGTATTTACTGAAGTCGGCAACGCCTTTATAATTTTGTCTTAATAAGACGCCACCACTTTGACTAACAAATGTAGCCGCTCTTGCGCAACTCATTCCTTGTCCACCATGACCACGAGCACCATATATAGCTTCTGTTGCTCCTCTTGCTATCCAAGCTTCTCTGTCATTATGTATATCTATTTCAACAGCTCTGGTTACATCTACGGCATTGCGTGTTGCATGACTGACACAATCTCCTGTTGTTTGTCTTTCTTCATAAGCCTTCTTATCAAATTTGATAACGCTTTTAAAAGGAGTACTCAGTTTACCTTTTCCGCTGTTCTTGATCTTTTTTGATCCGTCAGCAAAATAAGCATACTTTGATGTTTCTAACAACTGCTCGTAAACGTGTTCTTCCCATAAGCATCCTTGAAATCCGTTCTTATAATTATTATACAATTCATCTGGCGTAAATCTTGGCATTATTATTCTCCTAAAATATACTATCTTATTATAAGAGATACACCATTTCAGTATTTAAAGTGACTAAATTTATTTCAAGAGTACTTTTTCTACAGGATTAACAGAATCTTTATTTTGAATACTTGATAGCTTATCAATATTCACAATCTCGGGATGAACCCACCAATCTTCGAACGGGGAGTTGTCGTTTGGGGAAGCATTTGGAATCATCAATACGTACCCTAAATCATACAAATACTGTCTTGATTTTTCTCTATAGGATTTAGTTATGTCTATATAAAAATCATGTTCATAAGTTATAACTCCAAATTTATATTTATCAAACGGAATTGATAGTAATACTTCGTAAGTATTTGCTGGAGGATCAATATCTAACTGTAGATAATCTATAATTTTAGTATTATGAAAATATTTATCTAGTAATTTGTTATAGTCTAGTAAAAGAGCGTCCGAACATAGTATAGGATTTTTTCTACTATTTTTATAAGTCTTTACTAATTCTTCATTATATTCTATACCTAGTCCTGTCCAATTAAACTTTGTTTCCAATAATACAGTATTGTTGTTCTTAAAAGGATCCGCAGATCCGATTTCTAAATATGTTCCAAATTTTTTACCATCAAGAGCTGTTAATACAAAAATATCTTGGTATATCTGAGAAAAATTTTTGTCAATAATTTCAGCATTATTAAATACATATTTCAGGTTATCTAATTTGTCTTTCGAATATTGTTTAACAGCATCGCTCTCTGTAAGCAATCCTATTTTAGATATATTTGATATTAATAGATTTTTATAATTATCATCTAAGTTGTCGATATAATCTTCCATCA